ATAATTAAATTCCTAACATTAAAAAACTAGTATAGTACATTTTATACTAAATGTCAATGGTCAAATAATTTACCTTGACAACTGGTGTCAAAACAATTATAATCAACTTGTGGTTCAAAGGATAATTAAGCTTTAATGAAGCTGATCCTTGGGTTTACCCATCCGAGTAATTTTATCCATGATTTCATCTAACGTGGCGTCTTCATCAATTTGCGGATCGTAATCGTCCATGGCATCCATGAAATCTAAACCCTCTTTTCTATCTTCCATGTACCCCTCGGTCATCTTGTAGAATCCTTCGGTGTACTGTTCATCCAAAGAGCAGACAGTAATGATCTTACTTTGTTTAATCATGTAAGATTCTTGATCCGTGAAAGATATCCACGGCCTTAATGACAAGGCCTCATGAGTGTCAGAGATTTTGATTCTTGTTATTTCCAGAGGAATCGTGGTTTCAATATTGGTTTCGTCTTCTGATATGATACCAACAATTAGTTGCATACCATTTTCTAAACAAATAATACTAGGTTTGCATTTTACCATTAGAGTCTATCCTTATTACTTTGTATTCAAAGTTCTCTTCATTATATAATTTAATTCTCTCAAGCACATGATTCAAAGTATAGTTCTTTTTGTTCTTCCATGATAAATCATCACCAATATCAAATAAATTACAACTAGATTTGTCTTCGCCTTTCCTCAGACCCCTACCAATAGACTGTAGATTTCTTATTCGACTCTTACTTGGCGAGGCGAACACTACATTGTGTAGGTTACGAATATTTATACCAGTGGAGAACGTACCATAAGAGGCTACAATTATAGTGTCTTTTGATTGTTCTGTCAACTCGCGAATCTTTTCTCTCTGTTCGGTCTCGGTGCCACCGAAAACAAAGTACACTGGTTTGTCGGTGATAGCCTTTATCATCTTATACAGGACATCGCCGTGTTTCTCTACAAACTGGTACAATACCAGCGTATTACCCTTCTGAGAGGTCGCCAGTTTCGCCAGAATGTCATTGCGTTCTGGGTTAGACACTAGGAAGTCCATCTCTTCTTGATAAGTCATTTTAGATACAAGTTTTCTTTGTTCGTCCGTGTATCCGATTATCATACAGATAATTTTAAGTTCTGCAAGTTCTTTTTTGTCCATCAATTTTTTGGTTGTGGTCACCTTAAATACTGGGCCAAACACGCCTTCCAAGACAAGTTTGTGTGTCTTTGTACCGTCTAGTGTACCAGTAGTACCAATTCTGAAACGTGCATTAGTGCATTTGTCCATGAGTGTCATCAGTGACTTCGCCTTGAACAAGTGAGCCTCGTCACCATAGACTACATCAAACTGACTGAACCATTCTTTCGGAAACTTGTAGATAGATTGCCATGTGGAGATAACAACATCAGCGTTGTTTGATTTCTCTTTCCCACCATAAATTCTGTGACAGTGTTTTGCCACTTTGAACCCGTTGTTGGTTGAGTAGTCTCGGAAGTCACCGTACATTTGTTCTACCAGTGAGGTGGTGGGTACTACTATCAATTGTTTGCGACCTAGAGCTTGATGGTATCTAATCAGTGAGTAAATGATAAGTGACTTACCAGATGCAGTCGGTGACAACAGCAGAGTCCTACCAGAACTTATCGCCTCATGAATTGCGGCCTGTTGATAGTCTCTTGCTTCAATTTTTTTCTTTTGACTGCGGAGATTCAAGACACCACAAAACTCTGATACCTCTTCTTTAGAAATCTTTTCACCGAATGGTTCAAGATCAATCTGAATCTCATACTCTAGTTGTTTGGCAAACTTAATAAGATAGGGAATCAATCCAATATACAGTTCACACTTTTGCATATTATACAGACGAATTTTTCCGTCCCAATGTCGGTTGCGATACGAGGGCATAAACTTAGCCCCAGGCACTTCAAAGGTAAAGAAATCTGATATCTCTCTCCTTATGCCGTCATCTGCCTCCACATAAGCATGAACGTTATCTTTTTGTTTTACCCAAATCATATAAGCCCAGATTGCATTTTGGCCCACTCAACAGCAGTTTTGATGTCCCATCCTCGGCCATTCAAACTGCGGAGTACTCGGTCTAAAAAGTCTACGGTAGTTTCTAAGTAATATACTTTATCCTGTTGGCGAATCACATCTGCATCGCTGTCCAGTTGATCTCTCATGTCTGTTCGCAACACAGCATTTTTTCTCCAAGGTTCCCACCCTAGATTATCAAGTTCTTCCTTTGAGAGTTCCCCGCGATAGTAATCCGACTTAACTCTTTCAAGTCTTTTCAGATCAGCAATTGATTTGCGGAGTTGAAGTTTATTATTGGAGAGTAATGTTACATACTTTGAGTGTAATACGGGAGTTCTTGTTGACTCCCCACCCAAATCCAATTCATCAAGTTTACAATCTTCAGCCCATTCAGCCTGAAGTTCATTTAATGTTGCCATAATGTACCTATCAAGTCACAGTTTTAATATTATATATCCTATATTTAAATGACGCCGACCCAGTGAAGTATGGTGAATCACCAGCAGACTGATCGAATTCTAGTCCAGACAGCGCAGTTGGGAATGCATCTCTAAAAACAATTTCTACGTTTGGATTGTCGTTTGAGTCAAGAACAAATAGACTCGCATCACTTACCTGAGCGAGAGCCTCTCTCTTGTCCGTTCTATTTGACAGACCCGTCCTCCACTCCTGACTTGCAACATAGTCTTTATACTGTTGAGTCTTCTCTGGCGAACCAAGTCCGATCAACCAATCGTAAAGTTCTTTATAGTTTGCCATATCTTCTTGAATCAGAAATCTAATATTCAGATCACCAAATGTCAACTTGTCGCCTGGGTATGCAATGTCCTGTAGCGGGGTGGCCTGAACAGGGAACCCCATGCTAATGTCTGGAATGTTTGCACCCTGACAGAAAAATGCAACGTGGGGAATATTATGTATCTGAAACTTAAAACCAGTAGGTCTCAGATAATCTAGATCACCGTTAGCATGTGCATTGTACAACCCTGTATTGGGTGACAGTGTGGGAGTGTAAGCCATTATAGTCTCCTATGTATGACACTATTTATAAGGATTCTAAGCCAAAAAAAAGGGACTCCGTAGAGTCCCTTAAAATCGTCCCTTTAGGGATTCTTTTTATTACATCAAGTTTGAAACCTTAACAGCGCGGTAGTACTGGTTACGATCAGCAGTGAAAGTATCACCGTCAGTGTTACCAGAACCATCAACAACGTAAGGGTTAGCAATCATACCGTAACGAGTCTTGAAACCAATTTTTGGTTGGAAGGTGTCAGGGTCAATTGCGCGTACCATTTGCAGAGGTACATATGGGCAGTAGAACAGACCTGCGTCATAAGGTGAAGTACCCTTGTAACCTGCAACGTAAAACTGACTAGCAGCACCAGTGTTTGCAGAATAAGGATCAACGTAAACCTTGTAACGACCATTCAGTACACCAGCGAAAGTATTACCAGTGTCATCAACGTTCAGATTAGTAGAAAGAGCAGGAGTGTAATCAAGTACACCAGCCATTGAGAGGGCAGAAGCAACATCTGAAGAACAGATGAGGAAGTTACCCTTACCGCGACGAGTGTCTTGTGCGATTACGTTCGCATCTCTTTCGATGTTGAACAACAGACCCTTGAATCTTTCAACAGACCAGCGACCATTTGAATCTACGTCAAGGTCAAAAGTACCAGGCGTTGCAGTAGAAGCAGCACCCGTCTTAGCGACTTTGTAGATTGTACGGATCACTTCGCGGTTGATTTCAGCGAGGATTTCTTGAGACAGAATGTTTGACAACTCTGACTCAGCGTCAAGACCGTGGACTGCCTTGAGGTCTTGCGCCAATTCGACAGTGTACTCTGCCTTCAGTGCGCGTGACTTAGCAGTTACAGTGGTCTTCTCAATTGAGAACGCCATCTGGTTCAGAGTAGTACCACCGGAATCACCGAATCTCTCAGCGTCATCACGCGACACACCAGTACCCGTAGTGTAGGAACCGTCAACTGGGTTTGAACCAGCGTGAGTACCAGCACCAGAGAAGTCTGTATCAGCTTCGTTGAACAGAGCTTCATCACCTGTCTGTGAAGAGTAATGCGACTTCATCGCAAAGATAAGACCAGTAGGACCAGTCATCGGTTGAACACCAGCAACGTCATACGCCATCAAGTTAGGGAGTGCGCGACGAACCAGAGAGATCAGGATGGGATCATATGTATCAATCTCACCTGACATGTTGTTAGCGTGTACCGCTTCAGAGAAAACATTCTTCTCTTCACGGAGAGCCTTTTCTTGGTTCTCAAGAACTACGGAAGTTACTGCCTTACGATAAGGGTCAGCAATCTCTTGCAGATCGGGATGATCCAGAACAGGACTCCACTTTTTTTGGATTTCTTCAGAAAGATACATTGTAATCTCCTTTAGGGGTTTTTTTAATTGTACTAGGTTTATTTATAAAAATTTTACTTTTTAATCTGTTTTGAAATTGCCTGAGCGTACTTACTGATTGAGGATGATTCGGTCAGACCTTCGCCTTCGACGGTATCTGACATCACTTCAGCAGTATCTACACCCTGTTTGGGGAAATAGTTTTCCTTAACAACAGAAACTTTCTCAGCAAACAGTTCCGAGTCACCAAAATCTACATCAGCAAGAAGTGATGACAGTTTTTCTGATTCTGTCATTGTCAAGTCTTCAGATGCCTCACCGATAATCTTATCGCGCAACATGTCTTCTCTTTCCTTAGTCAGAGATACCTGTGTTTCGATAGACTCGTTGAGTTTTCCTTTGAGTTCTTCGATTTGTGCTTGCATTTCACCAAGTACATCGTACTTTTCTTCAGGCACTTCAATATAGTGTTCGGTGAAAACGGTTTTCAGAGACTTGATAAAGTCTTCTGTAATTTCAGTACGAATACCGCGTTCAATAGCGAGTTCGTTCTCTTTCATCCAGTTCTCAGAAACATAGTTGAGGTATGCGTCAATCTTCTCAACCATATCGTCTTGGAATTTTGCTTGAGCGGCATCAGCCTCTTCTGCAAGTTCGGCCTGGATACCTTCGATTTCGTTAGCAAGACGAGCAGTAACTACTGTCTCAAAAAGTTCAGCGGCCTTAACCTTAAAGTCTTCTGAAAGATGTTCTTCGTCTGCGAACAGACCAGCGATGTCACCTTCAAAGAGACTTTCGCCTTCGACTTCTTCTTCAGCGTCTTCAATAGACTCTTCTTCAGAAACAACTTCAACTTCTTCAGACTCTTCTACAGCTTCGTCTTCAGCGATAACTTCTTCTTCCGACTCTTCTACTTCTTCTTGATTGACGTTGCCCTTTGAAGATGACTGATTGACAACCTTGCGGGGGTCTTCGTCAGTTTCATAGTTGGGCGCATCGCCAGCACCAGAGTTAGTAAGTTCACCAGACTGACTCATTTTGTCAGCGGCAGCCTTACCAATAGAGGATGTCAACCCGCCGTGCTTGTCACCTGTACCAGACAGGTCTTGCATTTCGGGTGATGGGTTAGAAGAACCCTGAGTAGGATTTGTGGAATCGCCGGGTGTTGCATTGGGCTTAAGGTTTTCCGCAGCAGCCTTCTCTTCCAGTTCATTGACTTCTTCAGCGAGCTGCAGAGATTCTTCGATCTCCTTACCCTTCTTCAGAAAGTCTCTGATTTTACTTTCTACGCTCATGATTGTCTCCTTTGAGAATTTTTGCGTTACTGATAATTATTTATAAAAAATTATATCTTTGATAAACGATCTAGGAATGAACTGAACACTTGGAGTTTTTGCTCCTCCAGTTCACGGGAACTAGATTCTCTAATAATCGTTTGAGCAATGTCCATTTCTCTTTCGGTCCATACACCGTTTATCATCATCCATTCTTTGTTTTCCATGATACCTCTAACAAAGGCATCAGGAGCAGAAGGGTCTGCCACAATATCAGCAGCAGTTGCGAGAACAAAATCATCTTGTACTTCATTGATGCCGTTCTTCTCTTTCAGTGAACCAAGGCCTCTTGATGACACACCAAGTTGTGCGCCTTCGTCCATCAAATTCTTAACAATGTTACCCATAGGAGTGTCTAGGATTTTAGCTTTACCTACCCAGTTATCACCACTTTCTTTAAGTCCGGTAATCATATGAGATACCCGATCCAGATTGAGAGTCGGTCCTTCTGGGTGACCTAATTCGCCCATCGCTCTCTTCTTGTCTATCTGTTCAGTCCGATATCTATCTACCTCTGCTCGCATAATCTCCTTGGGATAAGAACGATTATTGCGATTGGTGATATTGGATTGCAAGAAAACACCTTCGATATAAAGGTGTCTTTTTCCGTTTTTCTCTTCTGAGATATATTGAATATCTTCAGTAACTTCGGTTATTAGTTTCATTAATTACCTCCTAAAGTTCCCTGATCTTGGTGTTGTTGTGAACCAAATCCAGTAACCTTGGATAGTTCTAACCAGACAACTGCATCACCGTTTGAAATGGCAATGTCAATGTCTTGATCGTTTTCAGTGTTTTCTACCCATCCGTACCAATCGGTAAAACCAGTACCGTGGACATGCATAATATCAACACTGTTGCGAGTGATAGTTATAGCGGCGTTTTTGTCACAGTTCCAGTGTACTCTTGTTATGTTTACTGTCGGACTAGAGGCAGTCTCTCCCGACTTGACTATATCGGTGTCGATATCGATGGTTCCGCTGTCACCACCAGTGCCCGTACACCTAACAACTGCCTGCACTTGAGTCAGTTTTAAGTTAGATTTTGCGAATGCCATCTACCTATCTCCGTTAGTATTTCTTTTTGTGGTTAGCGTGACCCGACATT